TTTCCATTTGTCTCATACCAAGAACGCTCATAATAAAATCCGCCAGGTACGATGGAATCAATAATTGCTCTTGCTAAACCTTCCCACTGAGTATATTTGGATATCTCTGTAGCAGTACCATCACCATATGTCTGTGCCAATTTTGTAGGATCTGCATATGGTCGCATAACTTCTAAATTATCTTCAACAACAATCTCTGCTTGCTCTCCATCTTCTGATTCATAAATTGCCAGGTAGTATGACTCATCATATGTATTAAAAAGTGAAGGAAGTGTATATTCTATTTTTGAATTAACAGTTGATGTAATAGTTTCTTCTACCTCTACCACATTTCTAGAACTATCTTGAATAATTAATATATAGTCAGTATCTGGCAATGGAACATCATAAGATATTGAAAGTGGATATGGTGGTAAGCGTAGTATTTGCATTAAATTTTACCGTAGTGTTTGGCTACCTCTTGCGGTGTTGCTTCACGCACAGATTTCTTTGTTAGCCACTTAACGGATGCCTCCTTTGTTACAATATTATAACCTTTTGTAAGGCTCCCCACACCACTCCAAAAAATATTACCTTTTGAAAAAACTGCCACTTTATCTTTGGCAGATTCTGCTCTTGCTTTCTTTTCTGCTATATCATCTTCTCTTGGAATAAAAGGTAAAATTGCTTCTAAAAGTTCTTTTTCAGTATTTGATCCAACTATATCAATATTATTTTTTTCAGCATACTCTTGTAGTTCAGCAATGCTTTTCTTTGAAAATTCTTCTATTACTTCTTTTGTTGTTGACATAATTCCTCCACTGCTATTATATCAGAATTGACTATTTATATAAAGTTTGTGGTTTTCTAATACCCGCTGGAGTTCCACTTATTATTATATTTTCTCCAAAATTTGCTGTAGGAATACATCCCATAGCAAATCTTTCTGTAATAATTCCATTTGGTCCACTAATAACAGTTCCTATGCCTCCAGCAGCAATTGCTCCATCACCACTATGTTGATGTGGAACTGTTGGACTTCCTGGATATGACATTTAATCTCCTAATGAATAAGGAGGGCAGTTTTTACGCTGCCCTCCCTATATTAATAGTTTTTACAAACTATGCGGTTGGGTCAACTGCTGCATCTGCATAAGCAACTGCATCTAGTTCTTCCCATTGGATACCAAAGCGTACAAATACTGTGTACTCAATTGTATCTTTCTTTGGCTTGTACTCACGGTTTACAGTAATATCTCTCTGGAAACCCCATACACGGTTAGCAGGGAATGTCAAGTCGACATAGTCTGCTGGGTAGTAAGGTACTTCCATAACATCAATTCCTAGAACACGAGTTGTACGTGCTCCACCGAATGTCTGTCCAACGCCGTCTAGGTATGACTGACGGTTACGCTCTGTACCACCAGTACGTGGTGCAAACGCTTCAGCAATAGCATCAGCGAGTGTACCGTTGTTCTTGACGATACCAGCAAAAGCATCAGTACCTGCGTAGAACTTTAGGTTCTGCTTTAGGGCACGATACTTACGTGGCATTGCAAGGATAATATCCTGCATTACCTCTGTTGTCCAGTTGTTGTCTGTTACTGTAACGGATGCCTCATGTGCATCTCCGTCGTTTTCAACCTTGTAAACAAAACCTTCCATGATTGAAAGGAAGTTTCCGGTTGTACCATCGCCATTAATAGCAAGGTCTTCAATATCATTAGCAAATGCATTGGTCATCAAGCGAACTAGATGATCTTCCAACGCACCTCCTTCAATATTGTCTTCTAGTGCTTCAGTTGATACTTCCCAATCAAGACGAATCTTCTTGGTTGTAAGTTCTACTTTAGTAAATGTTGCACCAGCGTTTGTATAATCATTGCTTGCTTGTGCAGCAGCACGGATTACACGCTCACCAACGTTAACTTTCTCAAGTTCCATGGTGTTTGCTCGCATTGTAACTCTACGACCATCTTTGGCGAGAACTGTTGCATCCCACACGTAGTCGATGAAGCGGCGAGCCTGCTCAGGAAGTAGGATACCACCTGGCGTACCAGTAGGATTTACTGCGTTTGCGCCAGTTGTAGAACCCCATTCAGGAGTAGCAATGTTACCTAGGTTTGCACCAATATCAGATGTTGTTGGGTTGGTCGCTGTTGCGCCTCCAATATCACCTGATGCAAAGGCACCATCACCTGCGTGTTGGTGGCTTACGGTTGGAGCACCTGGGTAGTTTTTTACGATTTCTTGTTCCGACATATTGTTCACCTCCTAGTGATTTATGTTAGTTAAATAGGTCGGCATTTTTGAGGAAACGTCCGCCCCATAGGGATTTTTGAACCTGTTGTACAGGCTCCTGCACGATCTCGCCTAGATCGCCAGACTTGCGGAAAGCCGTATCTTTTTCAACAAGATCTACTCGCTTTCCAAACTCATTAAAAGTACCCTTTACTTGGCTTACCTCATTTGCTACAGACTTTACTTCACCTGTAACTGTTTCAAGGGACTTTGTTATTGCATCAACATTGGCTTGCATAGCCTTTACTGTTTCTGCAAGATTGCTCAAGGCATTAGTTAGAGAGTCATTAATTTCTGAAACAGACTTTGCAATTGATGCTGCTGTATCAACAACTGCATCTACTGCTTTCTCTGTCTCTTCAGCAACAGGAGCGTCTGCAACTGGTGCTTCTGCTTCTGCCACTGCCTCTGCTACTGGTGCTTCTGCCGCCACTTCATCAGCAACTGCAGGAGCATCTGCTACAGCATCTTGTGCTGGAGCCTCTGGAGCAACCTCAACATTTTCAACTACTGCTGTATCGGACTTTTCTAAAGTCTCTTCAACAGCCATTGTCTCTTCTGTCATAGGATTTTCCTCCTTTGTCATCTTAATTGTCCTAATGCCTTTTGCACTATCAACTAAGAACTTTACTGTTTCAATATCATTCTGATCTTCAACAAAGCCAATGTTTTTCATTGACACACTACATGTTGGGCATGACTCATCAGAATCTTTTGAAAGACGAACAATGTCGTCTGTGTTACACCAATAAACTGTATCAACTACGGTTTTAGCAAGGAACCCGCCTAGTTGTCCTTTCTCAATAGAAAGAACATTGGCAAATTGATTTGCTGGGTTATCAACAAGTGACAACTCGTGTAACTCATATTCTTTTACTATTCTTACTGCTTTCTTCATTTCCTCATCATAGGAGTCCATTGACTTTGTAATATTTCCACCTATGGAGAAACCTGTTAATGTACCATCAAGAACTTTTTCCCAAGTGTCTTGTGCTCCTTTAGAAACATAGGCTGATACATATACCCCGCTATAAAATTTTCTAACTTTTGGATCAAAATAACGATCCTCTTTAAAAGAGACTACCTTACCAACAGCAGTTGGTTGGTGCATTTCACGTAAATTGCCACGGAATTTTTTAAATGCCTCTAAACTTGCTTCTGCTGTTACAATATCATTTTGCTTATCAATATTATCAAGTGTTGCAAAACCAGACACAATTCTACGCTCTTTATCGATCTTTCCGATAGGCATAGAAAAGCGAACATTGTCGCCATCAGTAATCCAGTGTGCTTTATTTATAGTCATGGCAGATTAATTATATCATTCCTTTATAATGTTTTCTCAATTATTGAGACGCTCTGCCTTCACCTTGTGGATTTCTTCCATCAATGGTGGCAGGAGAATCAGATACGTTATTTGCTCTTTCGGCATCTCTTTGACGGTTCCCCGCTAAGTTTGCCCTAGCATCAGTTGCTTGTCTTGGACTCATAATAAATGGAGAATTTCCATCGCCATCTGGTCTTGGAGGAAGGTCTAACATTTCACGAGCCTCGTCTGGAGTAATGACCTGAGTCTTTACATATCTTTCAATAATTTGAGACTGAGCAATTTCATCTGTTAGAGTCATCTCATTAAACTTAAGTTCAAGAATATCTGTTTTTTCTTTAATAATTTTATTGACCATTTTTTCTAATTGAGCCTGTGCTGGTCTGGCTACCTGCTCTTTGAATGTACGATCTTGTGACATAGCAGCAGCAATTGCAGCAGAGTCGGATCCACCTAGTTTAGAAATTGGCACTTGATGTGCTACCAAAATATCATCACGATTTTGTTTACGATACTTTTCAAATGAAGCCTCTTGAACAGATGCCTCAATTGGATCCATCCTAAACTCTACTTTATTGTTATCTGTATCTCCAGGAAGTGGGATGTAAAGAGTTCTATGGTTCTGACCTCTTAAACCAGTTTGTAAGAATCTAAACATTTTATCTTCAGCATCAGCAGATAACTTAGCACCCTTGACTGTAATGATATATCTTGGGGCACCCTTGTTTTGGAAGTAATCAATATTGTACTGAGCGGCAAGTGAATCTCCAATTAATGAAGATACTGCTGAAATAATATCTGGAATTCCATAATATGTATTTAATGGAGAATATTCTTTAATGTGAATAATCTCATTTGGTCTTGTGTCTGTGGTCATTGGGTTTACATTTGTTGCTCCGAAATTTCTAAAATAAACAACCTTTTGACCAATAATTTGAACAAAGCCATCACGTAAACGACGAACACGAACAGTTGTAGATGGAATATGTCCAACATATCCTACTTCACCAGAAACTGTTCTACCTATTTCAAGGAATCCATTTCCAGTAGCCTGTAAGTCAGTATAAACTTTTTCCATTGTGTTTGTGAATGAGTCATCATCATTTAGTGACTCAAGCCATTCACGAATTTCTAACTTCATTCTTTCAATTCGACGACGTGCTCTTTCTACTGCACCCTCATCTGCATTACTTTCAAACCTTAACATTGTTCTATCAGTAATATCAAAACGATATCCAAGACCTACAACATTTTCTACCTTTGCATCAATAGCAGCATGATTAGCAAAAGATGTATCATAATAACTTGCTAACTCATACATGTTGTATGGTGGTGTAATTACATCAAAAAGACCGTAACCATTTCTATATACCGTGCCAGGATTAATCTGTTTTGATCCACTACCATCTTGTCCCATTGGGATTGCATTAGCATTTTCTAAATATCTAGCGGAAGGTTCTACAGCGTTATAACCATAAACCTTAGAAACATTTCTTGATGTTCTGCGTTTAAAATTTTGATCTAAACCAGAATACTCTTTTAAGATTCCCCAGTCTTTTGCAAATGGATCTTGTGCTTTAAAAATATTGTCAGGTTCATCCTGAGTTTTTAAACTAGCCTGAATAAAATCGTAATCGTTGCTCATGAGTCGTATGCTTCTCTTCCATGTGTATTTAGCGTATCTTGTGCTGCTTTCCATGCCCCCAAATCGTTCATAGAAGGAATTAATCCATTCTTCATACGATCTAACTGCTCACTATATTCTTCATCACTAATTCTTGTTAATCCAGGAACAAAA